CAGCCCATATATCATCAGCGGGTTAATTACAGCCATGCTGCGTACTTCTTCGTCTTTGCCTTACGGTCATCGAGGCCGTGCGTGCCGCCGTTGATGCGTTTTGTAAGCGCGAGGATTGTGGCGTCGTTGATGCCTTGGTCGCATATTGGCCACAGTTTGTTACGGTCGAAGAACCACAAGGCGCTTTCAAAGCAAAGCTCACCCGCCACAAGGTCGGGATCGTTTACGACTTCGGGTCGTCCGATGTAGTTGGCGAAGGCTTGGTAGTTGTCTTTGCCGGTAAGCTGGAGTGCGCCGCGTCCACGGTACTTCCATCCGTCTCCGCTGGCTTCAGGGCCGTTACCCATGCGATTAGCATAGACACGATTGGCAATTTTTTGCGGCTGACGTTCGTAGGCGCGAGCCAGCGCGTCAGTTGGGAAATACTTACCAAAGATGCCGCGAAGCCCTTTGGCCCCGTAGTTAAGGTTTTCGCTGAACGCTTTAAAGCCTCCGCTTTCATGTGCCGTTTGAGCAAAGAAATGAGCAGCCCGATCAGGCGATAGTTTATAAAAAGCCGCAGCTTTCTTAAAAGTTCCCGAACCGAATGCACCATCTGCCGTTACCCCTATTTTCTGTTGAAGGTTGATCATGCTCACTTGTCACTTCCCTTATTCCAGAGTTCAAATAGCGTTTTAATTTTCTCTTCCACAACACCAAGGCGCACATCCATTTTGGCAAGGATGATGGTCAGCGAAATAAACGCCAATACAATTGGCCAAAGTTGACCAATCAGTTCCACGGTGGAGAGATTGTCCGCCATTATGCTGCTGGGCTGCGCCAGTCAGGGAAGTCGTTTTCGTCAACTGCGCCATCGCCATTGGCGTCCCAGCGCAAGTCATGACGGTGCTTTTCCCAAGGGGCCATGTCGTCGTCTTCGTCCTCTTCAGGCGTGTCGATGAAGATTGTACCTTGAGGATCGTCGTATGCCTTTGGTTCTTCTACTTCCATCGCGGGCGTCAGTTCGAGTGGAGGTTCATGCGCTGGCGGCAACGGCGACGGCTCTTCAGTCTTCTTATCACGCGCATTGGCATTAAGGCTCAGGCCACCAAGCAGGCCGACGAAAGCACCGATAATCGTTTGGAAGGCTGGGTTGACCGTCTCAAGGATAGCTGCGCTGTCCACGATGTCGTTCGACACAAACAGGCCGACAGTGAGCGCCAACACAACAACAAGAATAACAGCCGAAAGCGTGACGATAGCCACGCGGATGACAAACTCAACGGTATCGTTTACGCCGTCTTGCTTACTTTCAAAATCACTCAGGAAGCTCATCTTGGATCTCCGCGTATTACATTTTAAGGGCAATTGCTGATAGTAATGCGATAATAAAGCCAGCACTACCAATCATAAGGGCCTCGAGGCGCTTGATACGGGAAATAGTCTCCATCCAGCGTTCTGCGCAGACGGCTTCATGAGTGGTCAAGCGAAGGTTTATATCATCATCGATCATCGTAGATTCCGTAGTTTATAGATTGCAGAAAGGTACACGCCCGTTACCGTGTCGATCAGATTGCCAACTGCGCGGTTGCCCTTGCAGATCTTCTCATGATTCTCTTCAATCCATTCGGCGTCGGATTCGAGGCATTTAAGCACATCCTTTTCCATCGCGCCGGGAACGGGAATAGCTCCAATCAGCTCATAGGCCCCCTGATAAGCCTCAACCAGCGGATCAATCGTATCGATTACGCCATCATAGAACTCACCCAGCGCCATGTGCTTGGCAAAGCTGCCATCACCCTTGGCACGCCAGTGAGCGAAGTGAGCAAGGTTGCGTGCGTAGAATACGCGGCTGATGAGCTGCTCAATCATTATGCAATCCGCATCGCAGGAACGATTACAGATGGAACTGCAGGAGAGATTGCGCCAGCTACTGTAGCGTCAATCGTTACACCAACATTGTCAGGTAGCCACATAATTTCAATGTATTCGCCTGCTGTCACTGCTTCAAAATAAGTGATACTAAAAAATGTAGTACCGCCATCAGCCACTTTTGGAACAACTAGGGTGGTTGCTGATTGAGGGATATTTACCCCGTTTTTACGGAACCAAACATTCACACGGTGATCAGTAGTGGTTGAGTTAGAGAATTGAATTGATGGAGCCAACATGTACGCTCCGGTCGCAGCAAACGTGATCTGTGTGCTGGCAAACACCTCAATACCAACTCCGACGGTATTGTTGTTCATCGTTACCGCCGTCGCGGTGGTCGTGCTGCCCGTCTGATCTAAGGTGCTATAGGGGCTAATGTATGCGCGACCAGCAAGGTCGTTAAACGGAATCGTCGCAGCAGCTGTCATCGCAGTCGTGCCAGTTCCCTTAACATATCCGGTGAGCGTCGCCGCACCTGTACCGCCATTAGCGACCGGCAGCGTGCCTGAGATGTCCGCAACTGGTACTGTCGCAGCTGCGGTCATCGCAGTTGTGCCAGTGCCTTTAACGTAGCCGGTTAGCGTAGCAGCGCCTGTGCCGCCCTGAGCAACCGTGAGAGTGCCTGAAATGTCTGCCACGGGGACAGTAGCCGCTGCCGTCATCGGGGTCGTACCAGTGCCCTTAACATAGCCTGTTAGTGTTGCTGCGCCAGTACCACCGGTCGCCACGGTACGCACGCTATTGGAGGAGTTGCCAATCGCACTTGCTGCCACCTTGCTACTGATGCCCAATTGCACGATTTCAAGAACCTCAGTACCAGCTAGTGGTACAGTTGCTGCAGGTAGTGCTGTGATTTTGACGTTTGCCATTATGCTAATCCATACAAAATGTTAAGAAGATCCGACTCAATATCGGCCAAGGCTGTCTGAGCGTTTGTTGCAGCATCCTGCGTATCGGGACGCGGATTCATCAGCGGAATAGGATCTGGACGTAACAAGAGGCGACCGAAGTACGGCTGAGGAACGTCATCGCATGAGGCGCAAACGCGCAAGCTCAGACCAACAGGTACACTTCCGCCGCGATAATCTTTCTTCTCACGAAGCTCAAGGTGCTGAACCATGAAACCGCAGCCGTCACAGATCGCAAGGCCGTGCGGAGACTGCCTGTCGAAAGTGGGGTAATCCCTATGTTTTTTGCCGCGTCCAAAAGCATACTGCATTAGTAGCTCCACGGATCAATGGTGAGGCGCAGCGGAACCTTCTCACGGTCTTCGGCCTTAGCCCGGGCGTAAGAGGTGTCTGCCTCTCCTCGGAGGAATGTAAGACGGTCAGGAGCGAACTTTGTAGCCAGCTTGGCGGCAAGGCCAGCGGCAATAGCTTCCATCCAACGGTTCGGCGCATCGAGCGAGTTTGTCATAGCCCCCGCATCCTGCTGAATCTTCATCCGGTAATACCGTAGGGTCACGCTGTTATCCATAGGAACCTGCCACAAGAACAGGCTCGGGATAGATGTGCGCTGGAAGTAATACTGGAACGGACGAGCGCCGGTCTGAGCCTTGTTCGGAATTGCGGCGTATTCGCTACGGCTGATAGGCTGAATTAGGATGTCGTTGTTCGTACCGCCAGTCGTGACGCGAGTGTACGCCTGAAGGATCGATACGGTCTGAACGTCGAGCGTGTAGCTCTGCACACCAGCAAGCAGGGGAAGGACGACGAGATCAACTTCCCACAGATTCGGGCCATCGTTTGACCAATCCGAGAAGAGGTAATTGATAGACCGGCGGGCGCTCTCAACGTCTTGGGACGACAGCGACGCAGGATTACGACCGACGCGCTCGAACGCCTCAGTGATAATATCTATCTGCTCAGATGTACCGAAGTCGTATGTGTTGCTGGTCGCCATGATAACATTCTACACCTTAATCAGTCGCAAGAACAGGCCATACGTAATCATATGGAAAGCCAGCCTGTGCAGGCAGATCCCGTAGAGCCTGACGGTATGCAAGGTAATTCGCAGGTACAGGATTGCCTTCCTCAAATGCACGGGTCATGACCCAATCGCAGCGGGTCAGCGCACTGTTGCGCGCATCGCGCATGTTGAACTCAGCGAGGCGGCGGTCCAGTTCTTTTGGGACGTAAACAATAGTTACAGTGCCGTCTTCGTTATCCGTGAAAGACGTGCTGAAGGTGTGCGTGCGGCTGCTCTGCGTTGGGTTTGGCCCCATGACGGCCTTCTTTGCATTGCAGGCAGCAAGTTCTTCGTCCGTAGGCTCGTCCGATATTGTTGCGTCAGGGTACTCAGCCCGCATATCCTCAAGGTAATACGGGTATTTCGCCAGAGCGCCGTCTATGATTTTAGCGTACATAATACAACCTTACGAAAGGAATGAGTTGTCGAGGAGGGTTTGCAGCGTTGCGTTGCTTACTGTCATTTCAACCTTAAACCTACCGAGTGCTGAGTTTTCCGTATAGGAAGGGTTGAAATCAGCAGGATTAGTAAATGTAGCAGTTGATGAGTTGTTTATGGTAAAATACATTGAAGTAGCCGGATTGGTATTGTCAAATACATTACTATTTGACCCAAATTCTAAAATGTAGGTTGATCCACTCTTCGAAACAACGGCTCCTTTCAGACCGTTTTGGTTATTATAACTAGATGCAGATGTGAACACATATACTTGTGGATTTGTAAAAGTGAACCCAGATTGCGCGTCCAGCGGCTTTAGACTTGGGCTTGTTATGGCTGCACTACTGTCGGAGAAAAGCGTCTGTAAAGCCGCGTTGTATATATTTAATCCGTAACAAGCCAAGACGTCGTCTTGCACGTAAAACGAACCTAACAAAGAGTCAAAATCAGTGCCAGATGAGTAGAATGTCATTGCACCAGCGCTGTCAGTAATAGACATACTGTTCATGCTGCCGGTTGAGGCGGAGTATCCGCCACCGGAGGTCTTGAAAAAGAAAGCCCCGTAGTCTGATGGGACAACAGTAGTACTACCGATTAAAGGCTTTGAATATGTTGAGCTTGGTACGTTGTTACTGAATGACCCTGATGTTGTAGATATGTTCATCTGGCTGATCGTCGACCCGCCGCCGCCACCACCAGACGCCGCAATAGTAATGCCGCCCGAACTGTTTGTGATTGTGACGTTGGCCCCTGCCGTTAGGTTAGCCACGCTGTAGCCGCTGCCGTTACCGATCAGAAGCTGGCCGTTTGAAGGGCTGGAACTTGTGCCTGTACCGCCGTAGTTAACGCCTAAAGTTCCATTGTTGATGTCGGACGCGCTGAGAGCCGTCCAATAAGGATTAGAGCCATTAGACACTAGGACTTGACCAAATGATCCAATGCTTAACGTATTGTAGGTAGTCGCGCTTGCATTACCGTATAACAGATCACCATAACTGGTAGTTGAAAGCCCCGTACCGCCGTTAGATACGCTTAGTGTTCCTCCAAGCGATACGGCCCCAGTCGTTGCCGTAGCTGGTGTAAGGCCGGTAAAGCCGCCGTCAAACGAGGTAACGCCACCGCCACCACCGCCACCAGCCTGCCACGATGCAGTTGTGCCGTTGGATGTCAGGACGTAGCCGTTCGTACCAATGGCAAGGCGCGTATTGCTGTTTGTGCCGTTGCCGATGATTAGGTCGCCAGTGGTTGTAACTGGCGATAGCGCGTTAAACGCAGCGGCCTTAGTCGTCTGTCCCGTACCGCCAGATGCAAGTGGCAGTGTGCCGGTCGTCAGTGCACTGGTGGACGTTGCATATACTGCACCGCCGGAGGTAAACGTGGTTAGGTTTGTGCCGCCATTTGCAGTCGGAAGAGTTCCCGATACGTGCGTGGTTAGGCCAATCTTGCCATAGGAAGGCGCGACTCCAACGCCACCGGAGATGAGCGCGTTACCCGTAGCTACGTCAGCCAACCTACTGAGAGCTGTTGTGGTAGAGGCATAGACAATATCGCCAACTGCGTAGCTTGCGTTGCCTGTGCCGCCAGCGGTGGCTGGCAAAGTCCCAGTGGTCAGCGCGCTCGTCGATGTCGCATACACCGCACCACCAGAGGTGAACGTCGTCAGGTTTGTGCCGCCGTTTGCAGTCGGCAGAGTACCAGAAACCTGCGTTGTAAGGCTCACGCCCGAAAGCGCGCCGCCTAGCGTCAGCGATCCTGATGACGTTACCGTGCCAGTCAAGGTGATGCCATTGACCGTGCCTGTGCCGCCAACAGACGTTACAGTACCCGCAGGTGACAGTGCAGCGATGCTGGCCGCAGTGACCTTAAAGTTGGCCGCGCCACGAGCGATAGGGATTTCATCGGTACCCTGCGCTGGATCGCCCGCTGTTAGGGCACTGATTTTAGTATTGGGCATTGACTACTCCAACAAAATATATGAGCCATCTTCTAACAGAAGATACGACCCGTCTTCAAGCAATAAGGATGGTGGTATCGCGGGACCGCCTCCATCGCCGTTAATCAAACCCGAAGCGCCACCGTACAGTCCGGGGTTCCCGCCATAGAGGCCGGTCGTTTGGGAAAGTCCAGTGCCACTTGCGAGGCCAGCCATTGTTACTGCAGCCCAGCCTGAACCACAGTCAACGTCGCTGAGCCAGTGCCGCTATTGAGCTGCAGGCGCACCGCAGTTGGGATATAAGCATAGTTACCCTGACGGTTTACAGTCTGAGTAACAAGGTTCGTATCGGGATGATCGAACCAAGTTGGCGTCCCACCGTTGTTAGGATTATCCAGCGTCTGCTGAACAGTGTAGTTCGCAGTGCCTGTCACGACAACCTGAAGAGAAACTTCTGGCTGACCGAAATAATCCATGATGATCGGGTTAGACGTTTTTACCGCAGCAGATGCGTCTGTCAGGGTTTGTACAATGGGCCTCATTTCGCTTGCCTTTTCTTAACCGGAGCCTTTGCCTTGGCCGGAGCCTTAGCCTCTTCAGGAGCAGAATCTACCTTAGGTTCTTCTGCAAAGCCAAGGATTTTTTCAAGGTCCGCATCAGTGATACCTTCCCAAATTTCAGGGGAAAGCGTTACTTCTTGACGTTCGCCTTTTGAGTTCTGATAAGCTCTGGTGATCATATCTCTAATCCTTATTTCTTCTTAGCTGCCGCACGCATGTTGTCTACAAGATTTGGGTAAGGTCTCCCAGCTTTTTTAGCAGCGGCTTTCGCGGACGCTTTTTTTGCATCGGAAAGCGGCTTCGGCTTACCAAGCGATTCGGGGCGAGTTTTTTGCCATACCTTCATGTCAACAATTCCAAGCTCTGAGTGATTTGTTAATCCGGCTGTCCGGATCATTTGCGGTCTTGGCTGATGTCAGCTTTTTCTTCATGCCCTTCATTCGAGCGCAGAAGCTGTCACGCCGAGATCCGCCTTCAGGTTGCGGGCGCTTTAAGTTCGATCCAGTGGCGGCATTGTACGCCTTCCGGCCAGCTTCATTGAGGCCGCCCTTCGGGTTCTTATGCTTAGCCTTGAGCTGAAAATCTTTTTTCGCCCGCATTGCAATCTCCATGTAACTAGGGCGACCCGTAGGCCGCCCCAATCATTAGGCTTGTGTTACGCCATAGAGGCCGGTCTGAGTATCGTCGTCGAGGACGTATACCCAAAGCGTCAGCCGCTTGGTAGCGTCAGCAGCGTCGGCAGGAGTAAAAGTTCCGCGAACGTCGCCAGTAGTCGTCGTGGCAGGAGTTGTTGCAACAGCTGCAGTAAACGTGCCAGTCGTAACGAACGCGCTGTTCCAAGCGGTCAGTACATAGTTACGGCTATTTGCGCGGATTGGAAGACCAAAGATGTCGGTTGAGCCGACACTACCATTACCCGTAAGAGCAGCAGAAACTGCAACCTGCGTTATAGTCTTGAACGCCTTTTTGCCATTTACCGTGGTTGTTCCGTTGAACGTAATGGCTTCCGACATTGAAAGACCATATGCGTCCGTTCCAGTAACAGTTGCTACCTGAGTTGTATCGCCAGCGTTGCTCGAAACAATTGAGACTGCACGAGCAAAATCAAGCGTAGCAACACCAGATGTCGCAGAACCACCGTTAATTAACAGGTTCCCAGCAGCAGCTACTGCCTGAGCAGACGCGACAGCAGTTGCCGACAATGCGGCAGGAACAATGTTATAAACATTGATCGGCGACATGAATACGCCCGGCTCAGAAGCCGTGCCGTTGTTAGCAAAGTTCCTACCTGCCCGGACACCATCAGAGAAGTGAGTCATAAATTTTCTCCAAAATTAGGGGGTGACGGATGCCACCCCCTTATCCGATTAGGAAGCACCCTGCGAACCCCAGCCTGCGCGGAAGTTCGAGCAGCCGAACGAATAACGCTCAATGGCTTTCGCCTTGAGGTTGTCGGTGTCGAAGTCCGTGTAGACATCGGTTTCGAGGGATTCACGCTCATAGTGCTTGAAGCCGTTAGGAGCGTCGGTGAGCAAGAACCAGCCGTTTGTGTCGGTCAAGAACATGTTAACGCGATGACCCTGCGGAACTGCCGAGTTGTTATAGATCGCGTTAATGTCGTTGTTCGCTGTATCGACGCGGAACTGCGATTGGAGCAAGCGAGTTGCCGTCCACTGCAGTTCTGCTGGAACGATGAGCTTCGTAGGCTTCGTCATGATGCGGAGGCCCGCAGCATCACGGAAGCGCTGAACGCCAACGATGGCATCCTGAAGCGACGTTTCGTTCAAGTCGGCCTGTACCGTGA